AACATGTGCAGTCGTTTGCGGTTGTAGAAGTGCGCATTACAAAATGCGGGTGGAGTTGTTAAAATTACGAAAATACAGGAGAGCATTTATGGCAAAAAAGGAAGTTACTCAACATCTTTATAGAATTTTGGATTTCACTCGCGTGGTTCAGATTTTTGAGAAGGGGGAGTTGTATTTTGCTAATCCAGGTTCTTGGGATGATCCATACGAAAAGAGAATAAAACATTCAAAAAATCATGCTGTCTTTGCTCAGTGTTGGAGTAGTGCTCCTATTTCTGATGCCATGTGGAGGATTTACTCTCAGAATGGTATGGGGGTAAGAATATCGACTACTAAATCGAAATTGGAATCTGCCTTACAAGATTCGGCGAAATTGAAAAGATACAGTTCTCGAGTTGCAAAAGTGAAATATCATTCCACAGCTATACTGACTGGGAAGATAAAGAATATTGCAGCCGATTTAAATGATGAATTTCAAATTTCTCGCGCCGTTGATGCGCTGTATATTAAGCGCTTGGCGTTCAATCATGAAAAGGAGTGGCGGGCAACTCTTTTTTCAAAAAGTGCGCAGCCTTTACAGGAACATGTGGGTTTTGCTGTTCCAGTAAATCCACATGAACTAATAAACAATATTCTTCTGGATCCTCGAGCACCCGATGAGCTTATTAATGCATTTAAATTCTATTTTCAGAATAAGATTTTATTCAAAGGTCCTGTCAGGCGTTCAGTTCTCTACAAGTCACCCAAACAGATTGAGATTGATGAGATATTACCCGATCAACTTTGAGTAATATTAGCCAGAATCCTATCGCGGATAAGGTCAAGATCCTTGTCGGTGAAGCCAAGTACTTCACGTTCTTCGTATCGCACGTCTGGAGCGCCACGCTCCGCGCGATCCTTTAACCCATACTGATGTACCCTAGCAATCCGGGCTATACGCCCGGTGAAACCCACCGAAACTGCGTTGCTATCACCTCGTACCTTCAGGTAACTGGCTGTCCGAAGTTTTTTGAACATCGCCAGCTTCCTGCGAATACGTCCGAGTTTTCCGCGCAAGTCTCGTTTTTTTCGCGGCGCAAACTTGCTTCCATCAGGATTTTCCTGGGCCGTTACTCGTTTCTGCTGACTCCGACGCAGCTCCTGTCCGATGCTGCGAGTAAGTTGACTGCGTGCACTTGGCTCCAGCCGTTCCAATAGCACCGCCGCCCAGGTCTCCAGCGCTTCCAGATTATCGGCCATCAGGTACTATCCATTCACTGGTGTTGCCTTGGGCCCCAGGCTTCCAGGTTGGGTCTAGGTAGTCCGCAACGCGTTGCGGTTCGTTCGGGTGCTTCACGGTGGTGTTGCCCTGGTCATCCTCCCCAACGACTACCCGTTCTGTCAGCGGCAGTGTAATGCTGAGGTCAACTTTGTCTTTGTCGAGGATGTCGGCTTCGAACTGGATACCGTCTTTGACCTTGTCGAGGTTTTCCAGCAGCTCGGGCTGGTTGACACTGAGCCAGCCCAGGATCGGCAGGATCACGCTGTCGGGGTGGCCGGCGAAGTCGGTGAGGATGACCTGAAGGTCAAAGCTGTATTCAAACGACAAGGTATGCGCAGCGGTGCAACGAACCCTGCCGTTGTCGATGAATATCAGCAGGCGGTCGGGGTTGTGCTTGAATTCGGCGACAGTGGCCAGGAGGTGAGCGCGCAGGCTTTCTGCTTTGTTCATGGGGTGGCCTGCTGGTGTTTGTAGACCATATCGACTTGCGCCGCACAGTCGGCCCAGGCGGCTTCGGCGCGGTCTTCGTCGGTCAGTAGGTCACCGTTGTTGAGGGGGCTTGTCGCCGGGAGCTGGCACGGCACCACGGCCGGACAGCCAGTCACGATAAGCGGCGGCGCCGGTGATGGCGGGGCGCTCGCGCAGCCGGCGAGCAACATCAGGCAGAGGCTGAGCAGCCCAGTCGCGTAGTTCGTCGTTTTCACGTTTCAGTTCCTCTATGGTTCGCGCGCGCTTTGCCAGTGCCTGGCGCAGCTCATCCTGCTGGGCGCGCAAAACTGTCTGGTTGTCGCGCTCTTGCTTCAGGGTGGCTGTGAGCGTGGTGATGGTCGCCAGATTGCGGTCGGCGTCGTCGCGGGCCGTCTTGGCCGCACTCTTTGCCAGGTCTGTTTGGCTTTCGGCGGTATTGATGCGCTGTTGCTGGCCCCAGATCAGCAGTGCCAGGGCACCGAGCAGGGCAATGCCGTACAGGGCCTGGCGCAGGGTGCTCACGCGCGGTACCAGCCGAGTTTGTTCATGGCAGCGGCGTCGAGCTGCTTGATCGGGCCGCGTACGATCACGGCCCTGGCGTTGTTCATCAGCTGGATGCACTCGGCCAGGCGTAGCATGTCGTCTTGTTCGGTCGATTCCGGGACCACTAGCAGATCCCCGTCCCGCACGCGGAGTTTCTTCACCGCTTCGAAGTCAATCATGCCGCCACTCCTTGTCCGCACTCGCAGCCAGCGTGCCGCTCGTAGGCGCGCTGCAGCTTGGTGTCGTAAAGATTCCGCAGGTAATCCGGCCCGTTGTAGAGCCGGGCAAACTCGGCCCATTTGCGGGCTTTCAGTGCCTTGTGCAGCACCGGGTCGGTTTCAATGAAGCGCGTGAAAGCGTCGAACTGTTGCGATTCGCCGGCACTCATCGCCGCCACGAAGGCCTGCACGCTCGCGTAGCCAAGGCGCTCCCAGTGATAACCCATGATCTGGAAAGCGCCCCAGGATGCGGATTCAAGTGCGGCCGTGTCGTCGATCTGACGGGCCATGGCCAGGCGTTGGTGCTCGGCGGTACCGCCGATATAACCACCGGCCTTCGGGTTGATCAGGGCGGGGTTGGACGCGGCGAGTTCATTGGCATGGCGCTTGATTTCTGCGGGGTCATCGCCCGTGTGTCGAACCTTGGCGAGCTGGCGGTACATAACGTGCCGTTCGAACAGGATCACGGGCTTGCCGTTGTCGAGGAAGCCTTTGCCCTTGGACTCGACCTCATTGACCGCATAGATGCTTGCCAGCGGTACGTCCAGGCGTTCGGCTGCGGCGACAAGGTCGCTATTGCAAAGTAACTGGGCGCAGTCGCCGCCGGCCAGGCTGGCCTGGGTCTTAGTACCGGCAACGCCATCGGCTACCAGACCAGCTTTCACCTGGTACGCACGAACGGCCGTCTCTGTAGCGTCACCATAGTGGCCGTCAGGCACCAGTTTGGCGCCGTGCCTGTTGAGGTTCTTTTGCAGGATAAGCACCGCCTGCGAGCGGTCGCCGTGGCGAAGGGTGGTGGTCATGCGCTGGGCCTCAGCAGGGCGGCGACGTTGCCGCGTGAACGGAAAATCAGGATGCAGAGCAGCACGATGGACGCGGCCTGGCCGAGACTTGCTGGCTGGCGGTCCAGCAGGATTTCCAGACCGCAGATGCAAAGCACGGCGCCAAACAGGCTTGCAAGAAGAGAGATGCTGCGCCGGTACCGCGCATCGCCTCGGGTATAGCAGGCCAGGCGCAGTGCACTCAGCAGGTAGGCGATTGCCGTGATCAACTGCACGGCCAGTTCGATGTTCGGCATATCAGGCACCCCCTCGGATTCGACGCCAGATGTCCCAGATATCCGCCTTTTCCACCCACACCATCAGTTTGATGCTGATCGGGATGACCACCAGGGCACAGATAAAAGCGCTACCGCCGCTGGTGATGAACGGGATTGCTTGCAAGGCCATCGGCGCGAACAGATAGCCCACCCCGGCCGATAGGAACAGAGAGCCCAGGCGCTGCCAGACCTTGAGATCACGCTTGGTACTGGTGACCAGCCAAGCGCCGAGGATGGCGCCGAATAGCGCCCCGTCGTCGATGACTGGCGTCACGCTCGCCAGGCCCAAGCCAATGAGCAGGCCGGACACAACGCTGGAAGTCGGATCAGCCATGGTGTGGGTTTCCTTTGTAGCAGTGGGTCAGTCCCATAGGTTCACCATCTGCCGCTGGGGCGCGCTGGTTTGGGCTTCGGGCATGTTCACGGGGAGGCCGTGTGGCAAGACGGGGCCGTGGTCAGCTAAGCCGGGGTTCGCCTGTAACACCGCTTCGGTGACGCCCGCGGTTCGGCCGTAATACCGCCAACACAGCGCGTCGACGGTTTCGTTTTGATTGGCGCGGATGGTGACGGGCATCAGATCAGCTCCACGGTGGTGCGGTTTTTTCCGAGAAAATCACGGACTGCCCAGCGCAGATCGCGGCGGTAGTCGTCGATGGTAGGGGCGGTTTCCTCGGCTTTATTGTTCCCGGTGTTGGTCGCGCTGTAGTCGCGGTAACGCTCGCACACCTCGGCACCGGTAGCGGCTTCGATGGCGCGACGGTAGAGATGAGCCTGTACCGACACATCTTTGATGCGATCACCAGGGACGTCGGCCAGCGTCGCGTAACCAGCGGCTTGCTGAGCCGCTCGCCAGTCACTTAACTCGCGATTGAGGTCGATGGCGGCAGCGATCACGGCGGTTTCCAAGCGGGCCGGGGTGACGCTGGCGTCGATGCGCAGGGTGGCGCGCAAGTTATCCAGATCAATCGACGGCCAGAATGGGTCGGTGTTGATGTGACCGCTGGCGACGGTGCCGCTGGCTACAAATGCGCTCATAGGGAAAGGCCCCGGCTGTCCGTACGGGAAATCTCACGCCGGATCTGTTGCCTGGTGAATTCGGGGTGTTGCTTGCAGAGGTTGTCAAACGCCCGCACCGCGTTGCGATTCGCAAGGCCCCGTTCGTGCGAGTTGGCCGGCATGATGGCGCCGTGTATGACGGGGCCAGTGCAGACGGAGCGGTCGTATGTTTCTGTTTCGGCGACGTACTGTTCAGCCGCTGCAGACATGCGCCGTTCGGATTCCGTAGGAGTGAAAACACTCTGGTAGAGATTGGCAAAGGCGGTGTTCATGGCTGCTCCGATAGATCGCCGGTGGTCGGGGCTTCACGTTCAGGAGGAGCGGCCTGGCCGATCCGCCCCGAGCCGGCGGGGTGCGTGGGGACGCTCGGTTAGCTGCCAGTGGCAGCGTGTTTTTTCAGGAGGCGTTCGGCGCCGTCCAAATCTTTCTTGCCGCCGCAGCCGTCGTGTAGCTCGATCGCACGCTTGAGCAGGTCGATACCGGCCTGAATCTGTCCAGGCTGACCAGGCTCTTCGGCGCTGATGCCGTGCAAGGTGGCGCGGCCAGTTGCCAGGAACAGCTTGGCGCGGGCTTGGTCGGGCATGTCCTCGGCTTCGGTCAGTTCAACCGTGCGGTGCAGGATCGCTAAGTCGAAACTGCCGTTGGCCTTCTGCGCTTTCAGCGCGGCTGTAGCGATTTCTTCCGCGACCAGGCAACCGGTGGTGCGCTCGAAGCGGTCCGGCATGATCAGCTTGTGCTTGAGGACGTAGTCGGCGATGTCCAGCGCGCCGCTGTAGTCCTCAACATCGACGCGCCAGACCATGACAGTGGTCATAACGTCGTCCTGAGCACCGTTGCCAGCTTGGAGCACGCCCTCGACATACGGGATGTACTCAGGCAGCAGCTGCAGCTTGAGCGCAGCCTTGCCTTCGTTGGACTGGATGGCCTTCAAGCGCAAGCGGTCTTGCAGCAGCTGATTCAACTGATGCTCGTAGGCTGTGGCACCAGCCATGGATTGCTGCGGTGCTGTTTTTGCCGCCTCCATGGCCGCGCGTGCGCGGCGCTGGTGGGCTTGGGCGATGCTGAGTGCCATGGGGTTAACCCTCGCTGCCGGCTTCTTCGACTGGGGTGATGTTTTCCAGCAGGCAACCCAGGCCGTATTCCTCAACCACGTAAGCCTCGTTCGACGATTCGAAGTTGCTGACACGGTTCCACTCCGGCTCTTCCTTGAGGTAGCGGCGGCGCCCACCGATCTGCCAGTACACCGACAAGTTGGCGAACGTGGTGATGAGGATGGTGCCTTCAGGGATGTAAGGAACCTCGTACAGTGGTAGGCCACCGACACGGCGCTGCGAGATGATCAGGTCGCTCGCCAGGGTATTGGTAGCGTCTTGGTCCTTGTTGACCAGGGCCAGGAACTTGTCGTGCACCAACTCTCGGCCTGTCAGTACCACCAAACCAGGGTTACGGCGGTACCAAGGGTCGAGCAACTGAATGGCGTCATAGACCAGGGCGTCGATGTTTTTGAAGTCGCCGGTTTTACCGATGGTGATCTTGCCGGCGACGGCGCCTTCTTTCAGCACGCGGTCAGGCGCGTGAGTGCGGTATTGCTGGAGCCAACCGATGTTGACGTCTTCCAGCAACGGGTGCGCGGTGCGGTCGGTTTGTTCGGCGGCCGAAGTACCGTAGAAACCGATTTGGATACGGTCGAGCGCCTGACGTTGGGCAATTGCGCTGGCCAGGCGAGTCTGGAAGTCCGGGAACTTCGCCCAAGCGTCGAGCTGCTTGTAACTGACGTAGGTGTCAAAGTCGGTCTGCTCAGCTCGGTACTTGTCGCTGGACAGAGTGCCAATACTGCTTGGCTCACGCTTCTTGACCTTGGTGTTGGTGCGGCTGGCAACGGTGCCGCCGACGCCTAAGCCGACCTTTTCGCCTTCCTGTTCGTCGACGCCGATGACGTTGACTTTGGTCAGGAACTCGCTGGATTCCTGAATCTTGGTTTCCAGGCGCTGCTGAATAGTCGGGTCCACGCTGAACGTGGCGGTGGCCGATTCCACGCCGTTGATCTGTGCCACCTGGGCGAGGTAGCCAGTGAAGAGTTTTCGAGTGTCGTTACGCATGGGTGTCTCCGATAGTGGGCTGGGCGGTTGAGGCCGCAGGTCAGAATTCAGCCAGGGCTTGTTTGCCGCCGCCGGTTACCGGTGGGCGCTGGGTTTGGGAGTGGTCTTGTGTGTTG